GCTAGACCAGTAGCAATCCCATTATGATAGGGATCTTGTCCAACTATGACTACACGGAGATCACAAAACTGAGTAAGATCGAAAGCTCTGAATACCTTATCAGGTGCAGGGTAGCACACTTCATTCTGGTACTCTGACTTCAACTGTTCACGCAATACTGCAAATTTCTGAGAGTCAAAGATGGGCTTGAGGACCGGCCACCAGTCCCCAAGCTGCTCTTTAAATTTGTCGTTCATAATATTTTCTTCTTGGGTGAATAGTATTCAATCGTATATCGTTCTTTATTCATATCAAGCTTGTCGTACAGCTCGGCATCCTCTGGGATACTGACCTGCAATTGTTCTTCCATGCGAGCACGGAGTGACGGAGCTTGAAATAGGACTTGTCCTGTATGACCGTCTATATTGTAATGATGAAATTGTAGAATCTTTAGTTTAAACTCATCATCAATCTGTGAATACAGACCTTCCTTGAGTTTATAATAAGAAGCTCTAGCTTTATCAGGAACATTGAATTCAAAGAGGACATGAGCCGTGTCAGGGTCAGTCCTTCTTACAAATGTTCTGAATGAGCATAGAGCAGATTCAAACTTCGTGAATATAGGTAGAGAAGAATATCTGTACAGAAGCGAAATGCCTGTATCAAATGATTCTGTTTCAACAAAGGCATTGACAAACAACTTATCCCACATAAATAGTTCACGGGTACCGCCCAACAAGGGCAGTGCCATAATACTACTAGTGTTCAGTGTTGCAGTCATCAAATCAAAGTGGCTTATTGTCCCATTGAGATCTTTAAACTCTCTAATTACATTGACTTTGAATCTAGATTTCTCACCTACAGTAATGGTATCACCTGTACTTATAATACAAGGACCATCATCGAAGTCAAACATAACAGATACTATCTCTGTTACGTCATCTTCATTATGTGTTACGGTGCATATGGAGTAGTCTCCGGTTAGTCTAACAGTTCTCCCGTTCACAGGGGTAAGCTGTACTTGTTGGCATGCTACCATGATTCATCTGGGTTTATACGTTGTGAAACTACTAGTGGAGGAAGCTTAATCTTAGCTTCTCTCATTATATCCTGTTCACTGCGAAGCATGTAAACAAGACGGAAGGTCTCATGGAATTTAAATAATCCCTCAACCATTCCAAATTTCTCAACGTATTTCTTAAGAACAAAACCTTCATAGTCTTTGGTTCTAGTCTTAAGCCAATTGGTAGAAGTCTTATCTCCTACCCCCGGAAGACCTGGTATGTGGTCTGTGCTATCCCCCATCAATACTTGTTTCCAAAGAAACTTGATGGCATCATCAGGGGAAGTATGTAGAAACTCTGATGTACGGTAGTTATAGTGCATGCCTATGCATTGGTATAAGACATCCTTATCTGGTGAACAGATAATAGTCTTACGCTCATCTACGTAGGCATAATAACTTACTAGATCGTCGGCTTCAAGACAAGACAGGCCCCAAAACCCATACTCCTGCTTCAAGTATTGCTTGAGAGCATAGAATATGGGTGGTTTGGGTTTGCCTTTCCTGTTACCTTTGTAGTCCTGAGCTACAGTGTATCTAAAGCAGCGGCCTTCTGTAAGAAAACCAGCAAGCTTTGTAGTGTTACACTGCTCAAGAATATGATTAATACGTTTGTCCAGTCCGTAGACTGCTTCTTCGTATGTAGTCTTATCCATCTCGTAGTATACCAGAGAGTCTGCATCTATCAGACAGATAGCACTGTCTTTAGGCAGTCTCTCTACATTCATACTACAAGGACTTTAGATCTTGTACAACTTCTTGCATTGACCCTAGCAGTTCTTGCTTCATGTCTTCCCACTCTGCATCAGTCTTAGCTGCATAAGCAGAAGAGTGATACATACTACCATTCACACCAACAAGGCTGGAGTGAACGAAGTATTGTAGGCAACGAATAGCACCGTCCTCTGAATCAGGAACAGCACCAACATGCATAGGGTCTACAAACACATTGTGAATTTCTCCACTGTACCAAGCTATGTACTTGAGGCCGCCAACGTGTAGACCAGCAACACAGGTCGCATTATCATTAGTGTTCACTTGATCCCATGAAGAGAGTCTGTGTGTACAACCAACTTTAATGAAATGCTGTGGACTGTCATATCCGTTAGCGCCTTCACAATAGAAAGCATCACCTCCCGACCCCATAATAGAAGGCTCAAAGAGTCTTTCTTCTACAGTGTCAGGTAAGCCTTCGCCTTCAATCTCTCCAGTATCGACATTAAAGGTGCGTTCATAGCGAGGAACTTCTTCCCCGGTCTCAGAGTCATACTTGTGCATGATCTCTCTCGAGACCTTGAAACAATTGACAAGACCTTCCTTAGTGATCTTTACTTGGTACATAGTAGCACGTTCCTCAGCAAGCTCTTCACTTAGTCCGTGTTCCTCTATCAGCTCAGTCTTAAGCGTAGGATGTACGTACTTCATGTCGACGAAATCAAAGAACCTTTTGGTAAAGTTCCCTGCATTCTTCTTGCGGAGTATAGAATTACGGAGCCACCTCATCCAAAGTTTATAAAGGGGAACCACGTCCGTACCGTTATCAAGTGACTCGTAGAAACGATTCACCAATGACTCAGGTAGTGGAGCATTTATTATTTCACCTTCTTTAAAACTTAGGAAGTGTCTTCCTGCAGGATCTTTGTGTAAGCTAACACCGCCTAGGAAGGCAGTGTCAAGAAACTTACGTGTATAATCCTGTGTTACTAACAACTTAAACTCTTCGAGTATGTTGTTGTATTCTTCAACCAGATCAGTTTCATCAGCTTGTTTTGCAAGCTCAATCATCTGAAGGTAGATATCCTTCTCGTAGTTACGAGAGAACGGGGTGTTGCCGTAGCTGCCGGATATCATCTCACCTATTTTATTTATATGTATCATAATGGTGGGTTGAATTTATCTCTGTCTTTCATTGCAAGATACAAACGAATCTCCTTCCAAAACTCCTGAGAGTCAGTGAATTCGACATTGTTAAGCAGTGGACGTAGAGGCTCTAAGAACTCTTCTAGGTACTCACCAAGTATAAGCATATCTTCCTGCATAATTGTAGACTCAATGTCTGCAACTTTAAATATCTCAACAGACTTTGCTTTGATTGCCTCAGCATCGTCAGTACTCATCATGAAGATTTGCATGTCATGCATCTTCCGCATGTTATCTATAACATCCTTGAAATTATCATTCCTGGTGTCAAAGTACCTGCGATGATTATCGTACTTGTTTTTGTATTCAATACACTTTTCATATACATCTTTATACTGTGGGTCAACTTCTCTAAGAGACAGTACCCAGTCTGGTATCTCAGGCATCATACATCCTGTGAACCACTCTTTAACATGTTTGTTCATTGTCCATTTATTACTTTCTATTACTGAGAAGAAACTACTAATATGCTTAGCGTTCGATCCTTCAAGCTGCTTAGCCATTTTACCAGAAACTTTATACAATTGTATTGGAGTATCCTCAGCCTTGTCCTCATCAAAACCTTTCATCCACGTCCCATGATACTCATTAAAGAATCTATGGGGTGTAAAGTTTGTGAACACAGGGTTGTTGTTCCTTACAGTTGCTGTTTCATTTCTGTTTGTAACGTAGTAGTCTGCTTTAGGGTGAACGCGGGTCCAATCAGGGACCTGCGGTGCACATATAGTAGCTGCTAGGTATAGTAGATCAAGATCTTCAGACGTGCCATAGTACGTTTCTGTGGACGTCTTCTGAATTAGATTGAGGGGTGCCTCAACTTTATCCCATACCCAGTCATCGATATTGTTAGCATACTTCTTTTCATAACCTGAGTCTGCTCTACGTAGAGTAAACAAGACTTGATTGCCTGTTAGTCTTCTACGCTCTGCAGGTGTAAGGTTCTGAAATTCACCTTGCTTTGTACGTATCTCTTCTTCATGTTCTACTGATTCTGTAAAGTCTTCAGGTACTTCTATCTCATCATAGTCCCACCTAATCGCCGGAGAGTCTTTCATCAACGCCCAATTGCGTACACGCATAAGATTGACATGATCTATATGCGCCTGCACTTTGATATCGTTGTGTGGATTCTCCGGGTGGTGTTCCGTAATGATGGACAGTGTCCCCTCTTTCATAAGGTACAGGTCCTTAATCTTAGAGGGATTGCCTTCGATGAAGTGTAGGTTGTCAAAGTTTACTTGACCCCATCCGACTTGTTCTCGTTCTATCTTGTATCCTCCGTTCTTAAATACTTTACTTACATTTCTAACCTTGAATCCCTTCAATATACCTACAGGACTTGCGTACTGAATAGTCTTATCGTAAGGAAATTTAGGCTTGATCTTTTCTTTGTCTACGATCTGACCCAAAGCTTTTAGTGCTGAGTCTTGACTGTTCCCTTTATAGAGAACGTCTCTGCACTTCTTGATCCAGGTCATAAAGTCTTTCTCGTCTAGCTGTTTGTCAATTACATCTGCTGCGTCTTGAGCTGCCCTCTCAATCGCACCTTGGATAAATGCTTTCGTGTTTTCATTCCATATAACTTTTTCTCTACTTGGGGTAACATCGACACCATCTTGCAATAGTATCTCACTCCCGTTATCTGTATCAGTATACGCTTGACGTGTTGGGCATTTGATTGCCACTGCACCCCACAACGCTTCCATCTCCAGTTCACGAAAGTCCACAAACCCATAGTTAATACCCGTCGTTGCCTTCGGATCTTTGACCATGAGTATATGTGGTCGACTCCAACCCCAGGAGTCTGACACAATAAGGTTGTCTGAGTTGTAAAGGACTTTACTCGAGACACTCTTATCCTGCTCTACACCATCTTCGTATGTGTACATAAACTTCACATTGGGTAGATAGTTAAGTTGGTCCTGTATAGCCTCCTTAAACTTACTCCTGTTGTGCCGCTTAGATCCAAACGAAATCTTAGTGAAGTTCTTAGATGTAGTATTCTTATAGTATACTTTTTCTCCACTGCTGAATGTAATGAAACTATCAGCTGTAAACTTACCTATCAAGAAGTCCGTCTTGTATGCAAAGCAGTTCATCTTGAACAACTTTCCGTTGTGTGCTGTCTCCACAGTGTAGAAGTCTACACCAGTAGAGAGTGGTACCTTAGCACCTAGTCCAAACGCCCCGAAATTCTCCGAAGTATTCCTCTTAGTCGAGAAACCCAACTCGAGATAACCCTCCAAGCGGCTTTGTCCGATGCCCACACCATAATCCAAAACACTGAAAGTATCACAATAGCCTGTACCATCTCGTTCGATGTATTGCACTGTGACGCTATTAGTATCACTAAAGGCAGTCCTATCATAATAGCTAGGATCGAAATTAGAGTCTCTGTATTCTTCTTCATGTCTAGTTATAAAATAGTCTTTGACTTCCTTCTCTCCTGACAATATCTCCAACGCAATTTCCTTCTCACGTTGTGAATCGCAGGCGTTAGTCACCAGCTCACGTACAGTTGAAGCAATAGGGGTTGAGTATTGTGTAGATTGAAGAACATCAAAGACAAGTTTTTCAGCGGACTTGTTGATCCGCTTTTGTATGCCTGCAGAACTACTCTGCACGTCATTACCAATTGTCTTTATGCTCATTTTTGTTTGCATTAAAAAGCCCCAACTATGTAGTCGGGGCGATTAGTTCTAAAATTCTAGTTACAGTCTCAATGTTTTGTCGTTGATTCCGTGGTACAAATAGTACCGGTGGATCATCTTGTTGCATTAAGAGCTGTTTAAACATCTTCCACTTAAGAGGGAAGCGTTCATTTGCGTAGCCTTTACACTCTATTACCCATCTACCCTTAGGGTCTACGAAGTCAGGAGTGTATGTTATATCACGGACTTTATACTTTTTCTTGTCCATGTATCCAGTCTTACCGTTGTCCTCAAAAGAACTAGTGGGATAATGAAAGCCTTGGAGAAGTACATACTTATGTTTCTCATAGTCTGCTTCTATATTAGCATCCTTGAGCATACGATAACAATGTGCTTCTAGTTTAGAACGGAATTTGATCCCGTCCAGTTCTGTTGGCTTCGATTTGATCTTTGCTTTCCCATTGCGGGCTCTCTTCTTCCAAGTTCTTTTTCTTGATGACATCTTTTGCTATTTCTATTCCATGATCTTTAACTAAGTCCGATATATCCTTGCTTCTGTAGTGAGAAGGTATCTTCAAATTAGTAAGACTATACTTGCTGCAGATCTTTGCAGCCATAGTCTGTCCAGGATTAGAAGCCTTCTCAAAGTCGTTGTCGTAAAGGACTATTACTTCTTTGAAGCGCGTTTTGACTTCTTCAATGGTTTCCTCACTTGGCATAAGCATTTCTGATTGTAAAGCAAAGGATGAGTAACCAAGACTTGCCAAACACATGACATCCTTGAGGGAACTTGTGAGAAATAAAGTCTTACCATGTTCAGGGAGCTGCCGATAGCCTTGAAGGCATTGCGCACCCACATTAGAACTCCATTTAAAATCTCTTTCAAGCGGACGGTAAATCTTATAACCGCAGTCAAAGCGGTAGCGATAGCTGATACTATTACATGTAAAACGTTTTTCATTTATCCAATAATGAGTTATAGGTTGAACGTCAAAGATACACAAAAGACGCTTACTAATATTGAATTGCTTCCAAAAGTAGGCGTCTTGTGCATTCCATCGTCTTATTCTGACTTTAATATCAGCCGGTTTATGCTCTACTATCTCTGGTTCTTTTGCCATCTTTGGTGCAGGCCCCGTAGGACGTATACCAGCAGACAAGCCCAGATGAAAGTCGAGATCAATGTACTTGAGTACTCCATAGAAATCTAAATTATATTTGTAACCAATGTATGAAAAACAATCAAAGCTGTGTTCTGAGTTACCAAAGTCTGTATACTTTAGTCTCCCATTGAACAAAGCAATTGATACTGTAGGGCTCTTATCTTCCCGAAGATCACTCTTAAACTTTTTGTTAACTGCTTGAAACGGAGAACAGTAATGTTTGAATATCTGATACTCAGATACCTTAGACAGAATGCTATCCTTTGTCAGAGTGTCTTCGCTTCTTCTTGTATGTATCATAAGTAAAAGTGGGGGTGAGCCAAATCAAAAACCCACCCCCTCTTCATTACATCCAGCTATCAGTAGTCTCTACTGGTGCTGGTGTTTCTTCTGTTGCTGTGACAACCGTGGGCTCGTATCTAACGAAATCAAGGCTTTCATTGTAGTCAGCATTGAATGTACCATACTCGTCATTTAGTGAACGAATAAATACATCCTTACGCGCTGGCTTCAACCTACCAAAGCAACGGTTGTATACCTGCTGGTACTTACCGTCTTTGACACCAAGCATAACTCTAAGCTTGTTGTCTTTCAAAGCAGTCACCAAAGTTCTAAGCTCGGTGACATTACCCTTAACGATCTCATCGATAGTATCGAAAGAACATTCACCATCGTTGGGTATGTTAGCCCAAGCCTTGGTAAAGTTGATAAGAGTCTCCTCGCCTGGGTAAGTGCGACGTATACCGTCTCTCTTAAACCATTCAGAAGCTTCGTCTGGTGATACAGCCCAAGTCACTTGACCCAATTTGTTGGTCATTTGAAACTTGCCAGTCTTAGATTTTGCTCTGTGTTCAGCACCAACCAACATCTCTAGACGAGTAGTAAATGATACATCATCTACCTCCGCCTTCAACCAGAACGTAAGCTTGTTCTTTACATTGTCACCAAGCTGTATGCCTGTGTAGTTAGGCTCAGTCTTGAGGTTTATGTCCAGAGCATGCAGTTCTGCAAGGGTAGGATTAACTGCTATAACAGAGACAGGTGTAAGACCTGTGTATAGGGGTATACCGCCTCCGGCGATTTGTACTTCTGAGGAATTAGATTGAATAGCCATTAGTCTTGGATTTCATTTTGGTTGTCATTAATTTCTGTTTGGTGAGAGAAAGTTGCAGTCTCACTAAGCTGTACACTTGATTTAGGCACAAACATTGGCTCGTCAAGTCGTTTCGTAGGCAATATAGAAATACCTTCAATTTGAACAGGCTCCATATCTCCAAAAGTAGCATCAGTAAGGCTCATCTGGTTAGGGTTCACTGTTGTAGTATCAGTATCGTCAATCAATTCAATGCGCACCAACTTCTGCTTCTTTACTCTTACTCCCTGTAGCTTAGGGTGAGTGAAGATGAACTTGATCTCAGCTTGTGTTAGGTTGTACTTCTTACGGATTTCCTTGCGGTCAATACCGTTGTTCAAATCATTCAAAATTTGTGACACCGTAAATTGCTTCGGTGTCTCTTCTTGTGCTACCTCTGGGGTAGCGTCTACTCTTGCGTCAAAAGACATGTTTACTTATTTAATCAATAAAAATATTTGTCCACTCCAATTTAGCATCCAGTCCTCTGAGATGCTCACAACGTGAACCTGCTGTGTCGTCGTTTGTTGAGTCAAACGAAATCTTTGTAGTCCCCTCACCCCTGTACACATAGCCAATAGCGTCAGCATTAGCACATGCAATCTCACGCAACTTACCGGACAGTGATAAGTCATTAGCTTTAACTTCCTTGCCATTCTTAGTCAGGTACTTGTCCTTCAAGTGACCAACAAAGATAACATGTGGAGCCAGCTGTGACAGGCGATTGAACCACTTCATGAAAGCCCTACGTAGATACAAGTAACCGGCACCGTTGGGCAGTGACAGTACAGACAGTCCCTTGTTATCCTTGTCAAAGTTCTTACCCATAGGGGTAGCTCTGTACAATTGCTTAGCTTCTTCCTCACACCAGACTTCAAGCTGTGTGACTGTGTCGATAGCAATATACTTGTAGGGTTTTCCCTCGCTCATAATAGCTTTCCCAATCTTAGCAAGCTCAGCGAGAGACCTTACCTTGATCTTGAGTGCGTCCACCATATCTGACCCCTCTTCGAGGTCAAGGATGAGACAATTCTCAAGTTTTGCGAGAGCTGTGGTCTTCCCAATTTTAGGAGGACCATAGATAATCATGTTTTTAGGGCTTTTACGTGCCGCTTTAGTTACCTCTGTAGGTAGTATTATTTCACTCATTTCCATCATATTTTAAATAGGGGATTCTTTTTTTAGATTTTGAGGATGTTGTCCTGTAAATTACTTCAGATCCTTCAGGCATAGGACACGGGTTGTATCCTGATACTAAGTGTTCTCTGAATATGTAGCTTTGACCATTGGTTTGTAGCATGTACTTACGTACTACAGGTTTACGCTTCTCAATGCTTTCTACACTAACTAGTTTGACTGCGTTCATGTATTGTAAATGTTGAGAGATCTGTATCAAAGGGTATCATACCAAGCAACCCATCACGATTCTTCTCGATGTGAACACCGAGTAGTCCGATAGGGTCTTCTCCACAATACTTGTCAGTAATTCCATACAAGTCATACGGACGCTGTAGCATCATAACTACGTGTGCGTCCTGACCGATAGAATCACCACCAAATAGGTCTGTCAAGAGGGGCTGGTATTGTTGCTTTGCTCTGAATTCTTGTTCGATGTTACGATTAAGCTGAGACAGGAGTATAGTAATACAACCCATCCTAGCCTGTATCATCATACAAGTCTTAGACAAAACGTTTAGTCTTTGCAGCTCTGTGTCTGCATGCCCACGTACTAGACGTGAGTGGTCAATAAGATTAATAACTGTAGACTGTGGGTACATGCTGAATACGTCATAGTTGACCTTCTCAACAGCTTCCATGTCTTGTGGTACAGAACAGAAAAAGATTGGGTAATCCTTGTACTTCTGCACCTCACTACAGTATTTATTAAACTTATCTTGTGATAGCTTGCCTTCCACTGACAACAGTTCGAAGGTCTGCAGCTTTGTATCCTTCGAGCCTGCACGTAGTATCTGCTGATACCCT